TATGAGCAGACTACGAATAACTTCAAGCATACCCTTTCTATGCCGGTAAATCCTCCGGGCATTGAGACTCCTTACCGCGTGAATGCCTGGAACTCGTATGTACCGGCTTAAGCACTCAATTCATAATAAGTAAAATGAGCAGTATCTGCCTCAATATGATCGTAAAAGACGAAGAACACGTGATACGTGGAACTCTTGAAAAACTAGTGAACCAGATTACCTTTTCCTACTGGGTAATCTGCGATACAGGTTCAACCGACAATACACGTGAAATCATTACCAATTTCTTTAAGGAGCAAAATATTCCGGGAGAACTGTTGCAACACGAGTGGCGCGATTTTGGTCATAACCGTACCCTAGCCCTTCAGGGAGCTTTTAAGAAAGCCGACTACATTTTCATTTTTGATGCCGATGATACGATTCACGGAACTGTAAAGATTCCAAAGCTAACCCATGATTTCTATAAGATGAAGTTCGGTCACGGATTCACTTACTACCGTCCACTTTTGGTTACCGCTCAGAAGAAGACCAAGTTTATGGGTGTTCTTCACGAGTACTTGGCTCTGGAACAGGGATCTCCAACTGAAGGAGCTATTGATGGAGATTATTATGTTGATTCGGGTAAGACTGGAGCACGTAGTCGCGATAAGGATAAGTACTTGAAGGATGCTATAATCTTGAAAGCCGCATACCAGAAGGAAGTTGAGACGAAAGGCGGTCTACAAAATCGGTACGCGTTCTACTGTGCCCAAAGTTTCAAGGACGCGAATAAATCGGATGATGCCATTGAATGGTATACTCTGGTAGCTGATAAGTTGAATTCGTGGGTTCAGGAGAAGTACTATGCGTGTATCATGCTGGGATTCCAGTACCGCGGCAAGGGTAATTTCCCGAAAGCGCTGGAGTATTTTCTGAAATCCGACCAGTTCGATCCAGATCGTGCGGAAGGAATTATTTTTGCCATTGAAATGCTGAAGGATGCCGGGTTACATTCACTAGTAATGTTGCTGTACGAGAAGCACAAGAACTATAATAAGAATCCCAGGGATAAGCTATTCCTGTTCAGCGATTTTTATCGGGACGTGCTGGAGTTTAATGTGAGCATCAGTGCCTTTTACGCGGGAAATAAGCAAGTATCATACGACTGTATCAAAAAGATTATTGTTAGCAATATTGCTCAGCCATCTATTGTTGACCGGGCATTCAAGAATTTGCGGTTTCAAGTTTCCGAACTGAATGATGATCCAGATACATTAACTATGTTTTATCGCCTAACCGACTATATCCAATCCTGCGACGAGCCTCGGGAAACTTCGGTGCTATGGGATATTCTTTTTAAGAAGAACCGTGCACTTCTAACTAAACCTTCTAAATTCAAACCAAATCCTAGTAAGCAAGATGTGATTCTTACAATTACATCCTGCAAGCGTCTTCACCTATTCACGGAAACCATCAACTCTATTTTGAATCATTGGACGGATGCCGATCAGATTAAGTCATGGTTTTGTGTCGATGATAACTCGTCTAAGGAAGACCGTGCCAAAATGAAGAAGTTGTATCCTTGGATGACGTTTTATAATAAAACTCCCGCAGAAAAGGGTCACCGCGAAAGCATGAACATCATCTGGAATAAGTTGAATGAACTGAAACCCAAGTACTGGATTCATATGGAAGACGATTTTCTGTTTCACGTCAAGCGGTCGTACGTCGAAGATTCAATCAAGTTTCTCAATCACCAAACAGATATCAAACAGGTTTTGTTTAACCGTACGTACTCCGAAACTATTCGTGATGTGGATATGAAAGGATATCTTCCCGTAACTCCCGGGTTTGCAGTACACGACTACAAGATTGGAGAGTTTCCTTACCGCAATTGTCACTATTGGCCACACTACAGTTTCCGACCAAGTATGATTGATGTACAGACGATGTTGAGTCTGGGTAATTACGATAGCCCTAATCAATTTTTTGAGCGTGATTACGCTAATAAATGGGTAGATGCCGGGTACAAGTCTGCCTTCTTTGATATGGTGACGTGTCGGCATACTGGCCGTCTCACATCTGAGCGTAATGATAAGTCAGTAAAGAACGCATACGACTTAAATAATGAAAACCAGTTTAATCAAGAAAAACTTATGAAGGTCGTGAATCTTACACGCCGAACCGATCGAAAGGAATCTATTACTACTCTGTTCAAGGATAACGGGCTCACTGATTACGAGTTCGTGGAAGCCGTGGACGGAAAGACGCTTAAACCAACAACCATACTCAAGACTCTATTTGAAGGCAATGATTTTGGCTCTAATGTAGGGTTTATTGGGTGCGCTCTATCCCATTACAATTTGTGGAAGGCTCTTCTAGCCAGCAATGACGACTACTACGTTATTTTTGAAGATGATGTTACGCTAGTACCTAAATTTAAAGAGAAGTTTGAAACGTTGAAGAAGGGAGACGCATTTAAGAAGTGCGATTATCTACTTTTGGGGTACAGTATGTTCAGTACTAATCGTGAAGATACCAAAGATCTATACGTTAAGGAAACCCCAGTTTTGGATATTGAGAGCTTGCAGTCAGATCTTTATGTTGGCGGTACTTTTGCCTACTCTATTAATCGCAATGGTGCTCGAATTCTTGTAGACTATATTGCCAAGAACGGTATCAAGCACGGAATCGATTATATAGTAAAGATATGTCCTAATTTGAAACGTATGGAACTGCGTCCGCAGATCGTCTTTACCGATTGGTACGAGCGCGTAGGTCAGGATGTAGATACCGATATCCAAAAAGAGAAAGCCACCCTAAATTTCAATAATATCGTAGAAGATTTCACGTTTGTCCAGGGCGTTGACCAGATTGGTAATGATTTGTTCTTCAAGCGTGGAAGTGTTGAAGAGCTTAAGGCTGTGGCTATGGCTGATCCAAACTGTGCAGGATTTAATACTCTGGGCTTCTTCAAGTCAAAAATTGATAAGAACTTTCTGCAGCCTTCACAATATTTTGGTGAGACGGATGGAGTATATATCAAAAACAGTTTTAAGAAAACTCCTAGGCTTAAACTTACCAGCTATTGGCAGCCATCTGAAGAAATGGCTAAAGGATTTGGATCCATGGGAACAGACTTCGATCTTACTTGGAAAGATGAGGCAGATTATTACATCATTGTGAATATGCCGGGCGTTGATGATTTCTACGACCCAAAAAAAAGTATAATTTTCCAGATGGAGCCTTGGGTCTACGACGACAAAAAACCATGGGGCGTGAAGATGTGGGGGCCTTGGGCCAATCCTGACCCTTCAAAGTTTTTTCACGTGCATAACCGCCGATTCCTCAATCCTGCTCAGTGGTCATTGACAGGCGATTTAAATAACTTTCCTACCAAGCAAGATGATACGTGTATTATTCTCAGTAGAAAGAATTGCGACATAGGTCACATTTTTAGGCGTGACGTGGCGGGTGTCGGAAAAATTCACGTATATGGCAAGGAGAATTACCACTCTATGCTACATTACCGGGGTGAAGTACCTGAAGAGAATCGGTATAATGTCTATTCCAAGTACAAGTACGTTCTGGCCATAGAGAACAACTCGGAAATCAATTACGCTACTGAAAAAATCTGGGAGCCGCTGATCTGCGAGTGCTTGCCATTTTACTGGGGATGTCCTAACCTAGAAGAGCATATTGATCCTCAGGCGTTTGTGAGGTTACCCGATGATCCACTAAAGGCCGCCGAAATTATTCAGAAGGCTGTAGAAGAAGATTGGTGGTCTCAGCGTATAGATAAAATCAGGGAAGCCAAGAAGAAAGTTATGACTGAACTTGGATTTTTTCCTGTGATTTCACGTATTATTTCAAAGTATTAGAATAGTCTTCTCCTTAGGATGTTCAGGCAGAGTTCCTGCTGCCCGGTGCTGCTGAACAGTATTCCAAATTTCACGAAAGCTTTCAAGATTGGAAGGAAGCCAGTTCATGTCACGAGGAACGGTAGAAATACGGTACTTATCAAACACCCAGTACACGGTAGTCCACCACTCAGTCTCCAAATTCTCCATCATTTCCTTCCTCCAAGCTGCTACGTCACGAGTATCGGTAATATCGCGGTACACTACACGGCCATTTTCTGATACAGCAAACCACGACTTATACTGAGCGGCCGATTCCAGCCATTCAGTATACGTCACCTCCCTGAACTTCATTTCCACATAATCACATTCGGCCATATCCGTACACTCCAGCTGCAGCTGCATTTGGTGGTAGTAGGTTGTAGGGATCGGACTCGTGTCAGAGAACTCGCGGGAAATAGGACACTTGAACTCTACGAGCTTACCGTAACGATAATCATTCTTATCAGTAGTCACCAGGATACCGTCCGGCGAAGCTCCTAGAAATTGATGGGTACTATGCGGGATACATGTCGTATCCACAATTTGAACTCCGCCTTGCAGATAGGTCGTATAAATGTATTTGGCAATAGGCTCAAATCGAGTTCCCCACAGAAGAGCCTTGGGTCCAAATCCGGACTGCTGTTGCTGACGGGGGACAAGCTTTGACATAACAATTTCGTGTTTTAGGGCAGGTGAGGCATCGTGAACTGCTTTGTAAATTTCTGATGCAGTTAGCATCTCGCCACGTTTAGTATGCCAAGCATCTGTACGCTGATCATCTTGGCCATACAGAGTTATCAGTTGTTCAACCTTGTCCATTTGTTTATCTTACTCATTAACATTGTTGACTTAAACCCGTTTTCAGGATAGGATTAAGTATTAAGTAATGGAAATTCAAAGTCAGGAACAGTGGGTGCTTTATCGCCTAGAACGGTTTTATAATGATAAGAATACTGAACGGGTGCGTGATATTCTAACCGGAAACTCAAACCTATCTCTTCGTCTGATTGATTGGTTTGTTACCAATTATGCTAAGAAGTTTAATATCTCGTACATGACCAAGACAAATAAGCACGTAATCGTGTACTTGTCATACAAGTCACATCTCAAGGCTTATAGCAAGAAGATGTTCGATCCATTCTGTCGATGGAAGCGTATTAAGTTCCACGATATGGACACAACAGTTGGCCAGCTGAATTTCTTTGAGTGGGCACTGACTGATGAGGTTCTCGATTATTTGGATCAGCACCGCGAAACCGTTCATGCCGATATGGAGACCAGGCTACACGAAGCTAAGGATGTGGAAGGACCTAAGAAGAAGCGCCATGAACTTTCTCATTCTGCTACGAAGTCTATGACTCGTCACAATGTGCGTGTAACTGTGAAGTTTGATTAACTTTTTAAATAATAATGTATTCTATCCTAAAACCCGACTATGTTTACCGAGATATCTCGGAAG